ACCGCCGCCACTACCACCAGGATCGCTAGACCCGCCATTGTCAGACTCCCCAGGACCAGAACCACCAGGATCGCTATTGCCGCCCGAACCGGCTGCGGCTTGTCCTGCGCCGTTCCTATCATTGCCTCCAAACGAGCCAAAAGGCGTTGATGGGCCGTCGCAGGCTCGGATCGGGCCCCATTTGTAGCAGGTGGCGCCGTTTCGGATGAAGGTCCGGTATGCGGCGTTGGCCGATCCGTTTTCGAGCTCGGTAGCGGGCATACGTTGGTCATAGTCGGCGGCATCCACAATGGCAGGGGCGAGGATCACGAGGATTAGTGCAAGATATCGCATGTTGCGCTCTCCAAGGGTTGTGTTTGATCTGTAGGCGCACGAGGGGCCGATCCGGCCACCACCGGCCGTCACCGAGCCGGCCCCTCGCTCCAACGCCAATCGGAAAGTCTCAAGCCCTTTCATGCTTTAGACAAAGTGGCCGGTGATGTTCAGAACGCCTCATCGATCATCCGTTGCAATTCCGCCTCTGCGATCTGCTCCTCGGTTGGCACGGCGAATTTATGGATACCGGCGGCGCCCATGATCAGGGCGGCTAGGGTTAGGGCGGCGAAGATGGCGCGGGTCATTTCGAGAAAATCCGATTGGCTTGCTGTGTCGTTACACTCCATAGGTGCAGGCACTCTTTCAGCTCATCGTTTGTCAATGCGCGTGTCGCGCCGTTTGCCACTATGAAGCGGATCAACCCCGCAAGGGTGATTGTGAGTATAGCAAGCGCATCGGATGGACCTTGCTCTTTGCAGATTTTTGTAATCTCCACTGAGAGTGTATCGATGATCTCGCTCATGCCGCCGCCTCCTCGGCCAAATTCTGAATGTCCTCTGGCTCCAGCATGAAGTCCCGATTGACCGCATCGCCGATCTTGGACACAGCCTCGAACATGTCGTGCGCCTCGGCGCTCTCTTTGACGTACCGCATGGTGTAGAGCTTTTCCTCTAGCTTCAGCAATGCGTCCTCGGCTTCGCTCGCCGCCTGGCGGATTTCGACCAGGAGCGAGGCATCGGTGATCCGCTCGACTTGCTCAGCGGTCGGGTGCTTGGCGAAGGGGTGGTCGGCTGGGTAGCACATGTCTCGCTCCTTTGACCTGACTGCTCAGAGATGCCGGCCTCAACCGGCATGTGCTGGGGAGTCAGGATTCAGGTCTTATCGGAAGTCGCTGGCGGCTCGTCCCAGTAGGCAAATGGATCATCCCAATCGGGATGGTTCTGGGCTAGCCATTCTCGACACTCTTTCGAAGCCTCATCATTGAGGCCCATCAGGCGTTGCCGCTCATCCCGATCTTCAACCGAATCCCAGCACATCACTGGGGCAACCTGATGCACGGTCTCGCCATTCGCATTCTCGACGTAATAGTGATCTTCTCCAGTCGATCGGTCGAAGTCATCGGACTTATAGCGTTCGCGTCCTTGACCATCGATGGTTCGGGTTTGGACGTTAAAAAAACGGCTCCAGTGCATATGAGCCGAACGGTCATATAATGCCGCCTTGTAGAAAATGCTTGCGCGCTCGCGGCCATGTTGATCGAGTAGCTCCGACCACATGCTGTGATCCGTGGCCTTCTTGGTCCATCCTGCCGGCAACTGCACCTCAATGAACAGATCGTTTATCTTCTCACCGAACACGATACCTGTGCGATCGGAGATCTCCTCAAGTGTCGGGCCACGATTCTGATCGATCGGCAGGTCCGAACTATTGACCAGATCTTGTTGGCCACGAGCTTCGCTCTCTTCAATCAGCCCGTCTGAACTTCCGCGCACCATTGCATCTAACAGATACAACATGCCTTCCTGTTGTCTGTCTCCATATCTCGGCATCTGCTCGCTCCGTTCTCTGATGTGCCCGCGGCGGCTCGGGTCAGGGTTTGGGCCGCCGCGGGCTCTGGTTTGGTCTCTGTCATTCGAGGGAAGCTTTTGGGCTTCCGGGTTACATGCCCGCCTCCTTTGGTTGGAGGTACGTTCCATTCCTTCGATCTTCGACTTCCAAAAAGACATATCGGGTTTCGGTTAAGCCTTCATGAAGGTCTCCATTCGCTATTGACAGCTACCATATATACCGGCTATATCGGTGGTGTCAACAACGGAAATGGGCGATGCAGCAAAAACACATCAGAATCCCGGATGATCTGGCCAAGGCGCTCGACAAAGAGCGCTCGTATGAGAATGACTTTCCCTCTGAATCCGAGCTTATACGGCGGCTTCTTTGGGTAGCTATCAATTTTCGGCTGAACTACCGAAGCCCCGAGAGAGAGAAATGATCACCATCACCACACACGGCACACTGTTCGCCATCCGCTCGCCATTCGAGGCCAAGGATGCGGTCAAGGCGCTGCCCGGCGCCAAGTGGAACGCAGGCAAGCGCGTGTGGACTATGCCGGCGACCAGGACCGCCGCGACCAATCTTCAGGCTGCTTTCAACGGCTCGCTGGAGGCCGATCAAGGGTTCTGGGCGAAGCTGTCGCCGATCGAGAGCGCGCCAACCTTCGCCGACCTTACCACCAAGCCATGGGGCCATCAGGTTGAGGCGATCAAGCACGGCATGGCCCACGAGGGCGCGATGTTGGCCTGCCACATGGGGACAGGTAAATCGCTCATGGCCGTGGCCATCGCCTGCGAGACCGCTCGCCGCGTGCTCATCCTCTGCCCACTCAGTGTGGTGGCGGTGTGGCCAAGCGAGTTCCGCAAGCACAGCGGGCAAGCTTTCAATGTGCTCGCGCTCGACAAAGGCACATCAGCCAAGCGGGCCGACGCTGCCGAGAACTTCGCATCGATCCGCGAAGCCTATGGCGACCGGTGGGCGGTCGTCGTCAACTATGAGAGTGCGGTATCGGGCCAGTTCGCCAAATGGGCGCTCAAACAGGATTGGGACTTGCTCATCCTTGATGAGTCCCATCGGCTCAAGGCGCCTGGCGGCAAGAGGTCGATCTTCGCGAAGAATTTGGCCAAGCGGGCCAAGCGCAAGCTTGCGCTCACCGGAACACCTTTCCCGCATAGCCCCCTAGACATCTATGCCCAATATCGCTTTTTGGACCAAGGCGTTTTCGGGACCAGCTTCGTTCGGTTTCGGGCTCGCTATGCGGTTCTAGGCGGATACGGGAACTACCAAGTTTTGAGCTACCAAAACCAAGAAGAGTTTGCCGATAAATTCCGCAGCATTGCCTATGAAGCATCGGCGGATGTGCTTGACCTACCCGAGGCAATGCACATAGAGCGAACGTGCGAATTGAACGCGAAAGCCCGAAAGGCATACGACGGGCTGGAGGAGGATTTCTACACCGAGGTCGAGGCTGGCGAGCTGACCGTTGCCAACGCGCTCGCCAAGCTTCTACGCCTTCAACAGATCAGCGGCGGCAGCATGCCGCTCGATGAAGGCGATCCGATCGAGATCGACGACAGCAAGGAGAAGCTGCTCGCCGACACGTTGGAGGATATCGACGAGCCTGTTGTGGTGGCTTGTCGGTTTCGTGCAGATCTCGACCGATGCCGACGCGTCACGGAGAAACTCGGCAGAACCTATGCCGAGATCTCCGGGCGCATCAAAGACGGCTTAGATGGTCACAAGATGGCCGCTGTCGATGTGGTCGGTTGCCAGATCGCCAGCGGCTCTGTCGGCATCGATCTCACGCGCGCGCGCTACCTCGTGCTTTTCAGTACGGGTTTCTCCCTAGGCGAGTATGAGCAGCTTCTCGCACGAGTCCATAGGCCGGGGCAGACGCGCCCTGTCGTCAACATCCATCTGCTTTGCACGAACACGGTAGACCAGAAGGTTCATCGAGCATTGCGAGACCGTAAAGCCGTGATCGAGGAGGTGATGAATGCCCGCTCTAATTGATCTTACAGACCAGCGATTTGGTAGATTGACTGTGCTCTCTAAGGGTGAACTTCGTAGAGAGCGGCCATCTTGGATATGCGCTTGTGACTGCGGGCAGGTTATCGTTGTTGCTGGCAAGGAGCTTCGTCGCGGCGATACACAAAGCTGCGGATGTCTCCGTAAACAAATGCTTGCACAGAAGAACTCCACCCATCAAAAATCTCACACAAATGAATATAAAATATGGAGAGCTATGAAAACACGTTGTCTCAACGAGAATTTAGGAGGGTACAAATATTACGGTGCGCGCGGCATTACTATCTGTGAGAGATGGCTTAAAAGCTTCCCGGATTTTTATGAGGATATGGGCGATCGTCCGTCGCCTGATCACTCTATCGATCGAATTGACAATGATGGGCCATATGCGCCTTGGAATTGTCGATGGGCAACGAGGCTTGAGCAGATGCGTAATACGAGACGCAGCAAAAAAGGAGCGAGAAGTGGCTAAGACCCTAATAGGCCGGCTGGCCGAGATCGACACTCAGATTGCAGAGCACACTGCGGCGATCACGAAGCTCAAGGCCAAGCGCGGGCCGCTGGCTGAGCAGGTACTCAACTATATGTCGGCGCACGATATCCAACGCCAAGCCGTCAACGGCCGGACGGTTTACGTTGCTCACGAGTTGTGGGCATCCAAGGCCGAGGACATCCCCATGCCTGAGTTCGTCGCACTGGTGCAGGCCAACGGGATGCCGGAGCTGGCAACCTACTCTCCGCAACGCCTCACGGCATGGGCGCGCGAGCTGGAAGGCGAGGGCGAGGAACTGCCCGCGTGGCTCGCTCCGCATGTCCGAATTTCGGAAATTGACAAAATCAAATCGAGGAAATCGTGATGAAATTGATAGATCTGAAAGGCGAAAAATTCGGTCGTCTGGTTGTTATAGATCGATCTCAAAATAGAGGAGCTCAACCGTCTTGGACGTGCAAGTGTGAGTGCGGTAAGGTTACTACCGTTTTAGGGTTTCATTTGAGGGCAAAGACAACACAAAGTTGCGGCTGTTTGAGATCTGAAAAAGTGATCACCCATGGAAAATCAAAATCAGCTGAATATAGAGTATGGTCAGGAATGATTTCTCGCTGTTATAATCCAAAAGAACAGTCGTACGAGTTTTATGGCGCAAGAGGGATTAGAGTGTGCAAACGTTGGAGGGAGAACTTTGTCTCATTTTACGAAGATATGGGAGAAAGACCATCATCTAGTCACTCAATTGACCGTATCGACAACAATGGCCTCTATGCGCCAAGCAATTGTCGATGGGCAACAAGGAAGGAGCAGAGTAGGAACAAAAGAAACAACAGAATGATTAGGTTAAACCATCGTGAGCTATCTCTAGCCGAATGGTCTGAAATGCTTGGGATTCCTAGCACAACGATACATAGGCGGATTGATGCTTTGGGATGGTCAATGCGCAAGGCTTTAACAACCCCCGTGTAACCCAAGGAGCGAGACAATGGCTAAAGGCGAAACTTTACCAGCTGTTCTGGGGTCGTACCAGATCATGCAGCACAACCCCGCCGAGGTTGGTGAGATCATCAGCGAAATCTTCGGCAAGTCCGGGCCCGACCGGTTCGACCTTGAGAACGTCAAGGTTCCGTCCGGCCAAGGCCCGGCTATGTGGGCGGTCCCGACGCTTGAGGGCGAGGACGAGGCGGTCAAGACGATCGACGGGGTTATTATTTTTTCGCAGGACATCCGCGTCCGCTACGAGAAGTCCTTCGATGACTCGGGCGGCGGTGACTTGCCCGACTGCTCCAGCGTCGACGGTGTGACGGGCGTGGGCAATCCTGGCGGCGACTGCTCGACGTGCCCGTTTGCACAATGGGGTAGTGCCAAGCGGAAGGCGGACGGCACGCCGCGCAAGGGCCAAGCGTGCCAGGCCAAGCGGCTACTGTGGATGGTGCGGCCCGAGCAGATGCTGCCGACCGTCGTTGTGGTCCCGGCATCGTCGCTCAAGGTGATCCGGTCCTACCAGATCAAGCTAGCCGGCCGCGGGCTGCGGTCATGGCAGGTGGCCACATCGCTAGGCCTGGAGAAGGCGCAGAGCGGCGACGGCGTGGTCTACTACTGCATTGCGCCGAAGATGCTCGGCAAGCTCAGCGCCGACGAGATCGCGCGCATCAAGCCTCTGGTCGAGATGGCTTCGCCGGTGCTCGACGTGTCGGACTATGGGAGTGATGCCGATGCCCCGTTCTGATCGTGTCGTTGGGCGACCAACTTTGACCAAGACGGATGACAAGGTCCGATGGTGTGGCGCAGGGATCATTGGCAAGCGTCTGCCGTGGCTCAAGGACATTCTGACTCGATCAAAGGAAGAGCTCGGCATCGTCGATCAACGTTCCAAGGAGTTCTGTAGGGATCTTGAAAGTCGGGTTGAGCAATATGGGGATCGGACGTTTGTCTCGGTGGCTCAGATCAACTGGCTGAATCGGATCGACCAAGATCTGACAAATGAAGGCATTCCGCCGTCCACCTAGAAACGACAACGCCCCGGCTGGGGAGCGAGAACCAGCCGGGGCGTTGCTTAGTTTGCGATCCGAAGGCTATAGTCCGTAGTCACCCTGTGAAAAGCGGCTACAGACTCAAAGTGATGCAGGCCGCATCAAAGAGGATCACCGAGATATGCCTAATGTAGTTCCCGCGCCGTCATTTGTCCACAACCCCTACATGCTTGAGGTTCCGGCTGTCCAAGAGCTCGCTAAGCTCAGGCAATGGGTTTGCTGGAAGATGGAGCTTAGCCCAAAGGGCAAGCCGACAAAGGTTCCGTACCACCCAACAAGACGCAAGGCAGACGGGACACCGAGCAAGGCACAATCAACCAATCCCAAGACTTGGAGCGATCATGAGGATGTGCTCAAGGCGGCGTACATCGACGGTTTGTTCGATGGGATCGGGTTCGTGTTCAGCGCCGATGATCCGTACGTGGGTGTGGATCTGGACAAGTGCCGGACGTTAGACGGCGGTCTAACGTCGTTTGCTTTAGAGTCTAACGAAGCGCTCGCCAGCTACACAGAGATCAGCCCCTCCGGCACCGGCCTGCACATCATCTGCCGCGGCAGTCTCCCGGCGGCGATGAAGACCGACCGTATCGAGATGTACGACCGCGGGCGGTTTTTTTGTTTCACCGGGCAGCAACTGGAAGGTGGACCAGACACGATCGAGCCAGCGGGCGAGGCGCTGCGCGCGCTCTACGAGGCGCACAAATCGCACAAGGGCAACGGGCACGCTGAGATAGTTGAGATAGCCGAGCTCGACGGGTCACTTGACCAGCTCGCCTCAGCGTTCACCGTGGATATGTACGAAGCCCTAATCGATGATGATCAGTTCCGCCTTCGATGGAGGGCAAAGGAAACAGGAGATCCGAGCCGAGACATATTCCGCATTCTGTGTGCTTGCGCGAGAACGGGCGACTGGTCCGATGATGCTCTAGCTGGCTTGTATATCAAGTTCTACCGCAGGCATAACCCCGACAAGCTCAACAGAAACAATGTGTTGGAGTTCATTGCTGGGCAGATAGCTCAAGCTAGATCCTATGCACATCATGATGATGCAGAGCGTGGCGAGCTGGAATTTCGGACTCAGGAGATCGGGCCATTGGCTACGGCGTCCGAGCTCATGAAGCTTCAGATTGATAAGGTGATGCAGCACGGGGAAATCAAATCCGATTGGTATTTCGAGGCATACGGCCACACGATCCGGATTGGGAAGACCAGGGATTTCTTAAGCCCGATGCACGTAGCAAATGTGATGTTCGAAATTACCGGGAAGGTGATGCATGGCATGAAGCGCCATGAGTGGGGGCGTATAGCCGAGCTCCTGAAACAAGCTGCCGTGATCGAGAAAAACGAAGAGACAGAGGACAGCGGGGCGCTATGGCACGCCCTTGGCGAATATCTACAGAGGTCGGTGCCTAAAGAGGCTACCTACAGCGCATTGGATAACCGGCAACCCGTTTTGCACAAGGGAAAGGTATATATTCACAAGATGTCGTTTCAGGCCGTCATCGAGAACTACAAGGTACGAACTCAAATGTCGGTTTCCGAGTGGCTCAAATGTGCCGGCTTCCAGGCCAAACAATTGAACCGCAGAGACGACCGAGGGCAGCAGTGCACCATCTGGTATCACGGTATCGATCAGGGAGAGATCGATACGCGTCTGAATTGGGAGGCCGATGTATACGCGCGAGAATAAAAATTCTGAAAAACCAAAAATTCGAGGGGTAAAAAACGCTAGATTGCTAGAACCCTTAGTGAGCAACGGTTTCCTGAGTTTTTTTACCGCTATCGTTACCGCTAGCATACCGCTAGCATACCGCTAGCAAGGAGCGAGTATGACCCAGTTTCACGCAACATACGGCCCCCCAGGGTGTGGAAAGACCACAAATCTGGCAAAGCATGCCCGAAATGCTGCCTCGGAAAGCAGGCCCGAAAACGTCGTTATAGCATCGTTCACGAACGCCGCCGCGAGTGCGATTGCTGCTCGTGATACCGGCGTGCCGAGTGACAATGTTGGGACCCTCCACGCGCTCGCCAGGCGGCAAGGCGGACGAGAGGAAATCGCCGAAACCAACCCAGATGATTGGAATGAAAATTTTCCTAACTGGAGCATCACGAAACAGAACCGTGGCAAGGCCGATGTGCCAAGGTCGCGCTTCGGCGTCTCCGTGTGGGATGTGACAGGTGATGACCTGTTGAACGAGTGCAGCCGCCTACGCGGGCTCATGGTTCCCTATGACGATTGGTCCACTGCATCACCGCTAGGCGATGTCGTGCCGGATTTTTACCGGCAATGGACCGATTGGAAGAATGACCTCGGGTTCATTGATTTCACCGACATGATCGAGACGGCGGTTGATTCTCACACCATGCCGCCGTCGTTCGCGCGTGTGTTGCTGTTCGACGAAGCCCAGGACTACACACGGCTAGAATTCAAGCTGTGTTGCCAGTGGGGCGAGCACGCGGACCATGTACGGTTCGTCGGTGATCCTGATCAGACCCTGTATCAGTTCCGCGGCGCCGACCCATTGCTGTTCGAAGATAGCCGCTTCGATAGCAGGAAGACCACGCTTCAACAGTCGTACAGGGTACCTAAGGCCGTGCGTGACTATGCAACGCGATGGATCGAGCGTTTGGAGGATCGTGCGCGCGTCACATATCTGCCGACCGATACCGCGGGCGAGGTCAATCACATCGACACATGGTACGCGCATCCCAACGGTAACCTATTCGAGCTGATCGACAAGTGCGAGGCCAATGACGAAAGCCTGATGATGCTTAGTTCGTTTGGCCACATGCTGACGCCTTTGGTGTCGGAATTCAGGCGCAGGGGGATCGCCTATCACAATCCATACGTCGATCGTTGGTCGCCATTGTCGCCAGGCTCGCCGAAGAACCGCACTGCGCTCTATCGGTTGACGAAGTTCATGTCCGTTTCGATCGAGACGGACCCGGCATCGATCTTCGATTGGGTCGAGCTTCTTGACAGCAAGATCCTTTCGCGGGGTGCCAAGACTCGCGCAAAGAACATGGAGGTGGGGCTCGAGCTCGGGGCATTGCGTGATCTGTTCCTCAATGAGGCGGATTTTCACAAGGCCATGGACGCTGACCTCGATTGGCTGTTCGACAACATGCTCGACAGCTGGCGTACACGCATGTCGTACCCCGTGGCTGTCATGAAGCGTTACGGCGGCAATGTGAGCGGCCATCGCGCGCGCAAGGTTCGCGAGTCGGTTCCGAAGGTGATCATCGGAACACATCATTCCGTTAAGGGGGGCGAGGCTGACAATGTGCTGATCTACCCGGACATATCCAAGGCCGCTCAGATCGAGCGCTTGGAAGATCCGGGGCCTCTGACAAGACAGTTCTACGTTGCCATGACTCGGGCACGTAACAGGCTGTTCCTGGCTAAGCCATACCGAGGTCGGGGCGGCTATTCCGTCAACTGGATGTAAATTTCAATGGGTTCGGTAAACTGAGGCCTCGGTGCTGGAACACCGAGGCCAAGCACAACGATCTGGAAAGGAGATCGCGATGCCACCCCTTATTGATATCACAGGGCCGTCAATGGATCATAGCATCGACCGAATAGACAACAATGGCCCATACGCTCCATGGAACTGTCGCTGGGCTACAAGAACGGAACAGATGAATAATATACGAAGGAATACTTTAATTGAGTTGAACGGGGCCACGAAAACATTGACAATGTGGTGTAAGTTTTATTCGATTGGCAGAAATAAGGTTTTAGCTAGACTTAGACGAGGCTGGTCAATGGTGGAGGCATTCCAAAAATGAAGGAGAGCAGTCTGTCTCGAAAAATCCGCCAGCACGCCAACGACTTGCCGCGGACAAAATGCCTGAAAATCCACGGCAACGGTTTGATGGAGGTCGGGACGCCTGATCTGCTCGTGGTGCAGGACGGGCGCACGATCTGGTTCGAGACGAAGGTGGGTAGGAACAAACCGTCTAAGATTCAGGACAAGCGCCTGGAGCAGTGGCGGGAAGCAGGAGCAATCGCTGTGGCTGTGTACACGCTAGATGATGCCCTGGACGTGCTCCTAGGGCGCGGAGATTGGAGTCGGGCATGATCGACCAGCGGGCGTTGGAAGCGGCGGCAAATGCCTATATCGAGAGCATTCTAGGCGTTCCAGTCGCTGGGATAGGCCCCCATCGAAGCGAGGTTATCGTCAAAGCCATGCGATCCGCCATCGAAGCCTACGAGGCCGTCAAGCCACGGTCCCATGACCAGGCCGGGCTGAATGCAATGGGGAAGGTGCTTGATCCTGTCGCGTTCATGGATGGCGTGCATCCTGACGCATCGGCAAGCCGTCAAGCACAGGCAAGACTACTGGCCTCGAAAGCCCTGAAGGCATATCAGGAGGCCGCAAGCACACCGCAAGCAGCCGAGGATGACAAATGACTAGTCGTAAGCCATGGGGCGCCTACCTGTCGCTGACGGCGATCCTAGGCGCTTTAAATGCCTATCCAGTTTTGGGGCAGGAGGCCGGCATCGACGACGGCAAGGCCCGATGTCATCCCTGGCCCCAATACCTGCGCGAGCATCCAACCGAGCTGGTGAAGTTCACCGGAAAAGATCAGTTCGGGCAGAAGGTGAAGCTGTTGGCGGACAAGCGCGGCGGCTATTGGCGGTTGGCGCTCATGGCCGGCGCCGAGGACAGCATGTTCGGGTGTTTCATCCTTGAGGGAACCTCATGGATTGGGCCGGATGACTGAGATGCGTGTCCTTGATCTATTCAGCGGTATAGGCGGCTTCAGTCTCGGGCTAGAGCGCGCCGGCATGAAGACCGTTGCGTTCTGCGAGATTGACCCGTTCTGCCGCCGCGTGCTCGCCAAGCACTGGCCAGACGTGCCATGCCATGAGGACATAACCAAATTGCGAGGTTCCGATGTCGGACCAGTTGACGTTGTTTGCGGAGGACCGCCGTGCCAGCCGATTAGCACTGCAAGCCGAGGAAGACGAAAAGGTATCACTGATGATCGCTGGCTCTGGCCAGAGATGGGCAGGCTTGTTGCCGAGCTCTTGCCGTCTTGGGTCATTCTCGAGAATTCTTCTGTCCTTGACGGTATGGGGCTCGATCAGATCGCGGATGATTTGGAAGCCAACACTTACCAAGTGCAACCGTTTGAAATACCGGCTGGCGCGCTCGGGTATGACCACATACGGCCGCGCTGTTGGTTGGTCGGCCACACCGACAGAGACGGCAAATCAAGATTGCCCGTCCATGCAGAAATGGCCGGGTTGTCGAGGCATCGAAGTTACCCCGAAAGCTTGGGAGCGTCGGATTGGGTTCCCGGACGGCTGGACCGACATCGAATCCGAGCCCTAGGCAACTCGATTATCCCGCAAATTCCAGAACTCATGGGCCGTGCGATCATGGATGTTGAAGCATGAAGATCTGTCGCAATCACGATCTCACCAAACGAGAGGCCGAGATCCTGCACCATCTCAATGATGGGGAATGGCACCGAGAGGATACGCTCAAAACCAGATGGGACTTTCTGCGGGATATGTCGCTTCAGGGATACGTGGACGGGGCGATGTACACCACGGGTAACACACCAGATGATCGCATATGGAGAATAGCACATAAGGGACGCATGGCATTGTTTGATAAGGTGAATTCATGACCAGCCGCCCGAACCCCAAGGCGCTCAGCGACGACGAACGCATAGCCTCGGTCTCGGAAAAGCTGCGACGCCAGCTCATCCGTGAGAACCGCAACGGCAAAGGAGTGGGCATGAAGATGCTAGCCAAGCGCTATCGTATCCCGGAGCGGACTGTGCGGGTGATCGTACGTAGCCCTGTGAACCCCACGCCAAGCCTACGCCCGGCCCACACCAAAACCGCGAATGGTGCCGATCTGTGGACCCGGCCCGAACTATGGCCTCGATACGGCATCAAAGGCCCTTGCACACCTCGGATGGTTCCGGCTAACTGATCATGCACGACCCCCCTCTAAGCACGGCGCTCGCTGGAGGGGGAATATTAGGCCCCGGTCCATCCCACATGGCCGGGGCTAATTTTTGGTTGACGTTGTGGCCAGGGATGTTAGCTTTGAAGGCGAGGCGACGGGTTAGCCTTCCTCCCTAAATTGCCCGGTTCGCGCCGGGCTTTTTCATTTCTCAAGCAACGCTTTGATGTCCGGCCGAGTCATGAAGGCCGATAGGGCCTCGCGCCCGATGTCCGCGTAAGTCCCGCCCCTGATCTTCTTCAGTCGGTCGACCTGTTTCGCCATCTCATCCGAGATGTGGAGATAGAACACAGGGTATTCGTAGCATTTGCCATCACGGCGGATTCTTACCTTACGCATAAAAAACCCTTGCCATCATCGTGAGCATGGCGTTAGTTAGCCTGTAACGATGACCAAAGGCAAGGATTGGTGATGGCAAAGCACGACGCTTCAGCTGAGAAATTCAAGCAGGACGTGAGGAGAGCGGGGTTTAGGGTCTCGACAAGTGAGACTGACTGCCGGCCTATTGCCGATGCTCTCAATTGCTCGTCCAGTCACGTCAAGAATATTATCTGCGGGCACAACCGGCCAGGCGAAGCGCTCCTGGAGCGCCTTGATTCGCTTATCCATTCCGTGGCGCTGGGAGAACACCCAGCGCCGCTCTCACCGTTGAATCAGGCCGAGCCAGACCCGGTGGTCGCGCCCGTCATTGAGCGCGCTGAAGCTCAAAACTCGCACCCAAACTACTGGGTTGAAAGGGTTGGTGACCAGTACCGGGTTTTGCAATTGGCTGCGCTATGTCCATCACACGCCCTCGCCCGTGCGATCTGCGAACTCCTCAACAAGGAGACCGGGTGAATGGCCAACCTCAAGGAACGCCGCGAGCAGGAAGATGCCTGGCAGGCATTCGCCGATCGCATTGGCTGTGACCTCGACGACGTGAAGGTCCAGACCAACGCAGCCCTGGTCACCGACAAGCGCAACAAGCAGCTCAAGGCTGCTTTGCCCTTCTGGCTGCGTGATCGGATCACCGCTACCTGGCGCGAGCAGGACAAGCCCAAGTTGGATATAGCCGGGTGATGCCTGACCCAACCACCCTCCTCGCCTATTGGGCATGGTCCGGCGCGCTCATCCTCATGGGCTTCTGTGCCGGTGTGTCCGTTGGACGTGATCACCCTAGAAGGGGCATGGGGCGTGGATGATCGTGAACACACCGTAATCGAGCGGATGGTGACGAAATACGTCAACACCTTGAACCATCAGCCAGAGGATTGTCGGGACGCGCGCTTGGCCATGCTCGCCGCGGTGCGGGAGTTGTACGACGCAGCTCTAAGCACAGAGGTTTGTACATCCTATGGCTACCTCCGATCGGTACTCGCCGAGCACGAGCGCCGTTCCGAGGTAAAGCGCGGGGATTCCTGATGTGTCAAATTTTGACAGTTTGCCCCTCACACCCACACCCCGAAAAACAGCATGACCGATACGCCTGAACCTCTCCCCCCGATCGACGATCCCGACCTCGACGAGGACGAGTTCGAGGAGACGTACGAGCTCATGCCGCACTACGTGGCGGGCGAGGACGTAGCGATCGCGTGGACGGCGCGGGGAATGGACCACTGGGCGTGGTTGTGGCGGTGGCTAGACGACACGCGGGTTGGCGTGAAGGTGCTCGTTGCCGGCAAGCATGACTGGCATGTGTCGAAGTTCTCGACGGTGAACGGATCGCGTGCGGTACCGCGGAAGTTGCTGCCGATCTCGTCGAGCCCGGTGGATCATTTCGATGAGACGGATGAGCCCTGTTTGCTGACGAAGGCGTTGCCGATCAAGCCGGTATGGCGCCGGAAGATGTGGCTGACGAGCGGGTTGATCGTGTCGAACGTGCTGCTGTTCGTCCTGATTATGCCTGGATTGATCGAGGTTTGGGGGCATGAGCTCGTCGCGTTGGCCGGCGCCTATCACGGCCTGCTGCTGAGCCTGTGGCTATGCACGTTCTTTGGCTGGCGCATCCGCGGGCCGGTGAGCTACGCGAAGTTCGTGCTGCAAATGCGAGCGCCTTGGGTGTGGGCACCGGGGCAGCTGTATCGCGAGATCGAGCGTCGCAACAAAGAGAATGGGTGGTGAGATGGAATGCTTAATCATCGCCGGGATTCTGTTCGTTCAGACGCCAGATCAGCTCATCACCGTGGATGACATTATCGAGGTCCATGAAAGCGATACGTTGATTGAATTGAGCTTAGGCCAGGATGGTGGATGGTTGCAGATCAAAGGCGAGACCATCCAGTCCTTGGTGGACTGTCTGACAGCGGCGGCAAAGGCTGAATAGCCCATGGCCACCCCCCGCAAAGGCTCCGCACGCTGGACCGAGGAGAAGCTGCGCACCATGGCAGAGGCTGTCGAGCGTGGCAGCATGGGAGCGGTAAATGCCAAGGTCGCGGCGGATCTGTATCGGGCAGCGTACCATCAGCGGATCTCGCGGGCGCAGCAGAAGCGGGCCGGGACGATGGTCGAGGACTTCCTTGACGATGACGAGATGGTTCCAGGTTTGAAGCTGATCGAAGGCGAGAAGGTTGGGTGACAGGCTCGATCCTAACCGCCACCCGTGAGTTCCTGCACGGCGCTCAGCCGAAGATCATCCTACCCGACAACATCCGTGAGTTAACGGGCTTCCAACCGAACGCGTTGCAGGCGGAATTGCTCGCGATCAAGGCGCGGTTCCAGGTCCATTTCGTCCACCGCCGCGGCGGCAAGAGCTATGGCTATCTGCACCACATGGCCGAGCGCTTGATCGAATGCCCGTTCAAGAAGCCGCGCGGCATGTTCACGGCCCAGGCGCTGGACCAGGCTATCGATATCGCGTGGGAGTACCTGCTGGAGATCGCCGAGGCGATACCTGGGGCGTACCCGTACAAGCGCGATTACTCGATCTTTCTGCCGACCAGGATCGGATCAGAGGCCAAGATCAAGCTGAAGGGCACTGAGAAGCTGGGCGATCACGCCCGCGGCAAGTACCTCGATTTCGTGGTGCAGGACGAGGGCGCGTTCGACCCGCCGGGCTATTGGCGCTCCAACATTCGGCCGATGCTGGCGGACCAGACGCGCCGCGGATTCGACCGGCACGGCTACCCTAACCAGACATCGGTTCGGATCTCGACGATCAACGGTCGGACCCACATGTGGCGGGCGCACCGCGAGGCTGTGGCGTGGATGGAAGGCCGCTCGGTGATCAAGCGGGACGCCAAGACCGGGCGCGAGCGCGAGATCACCCGCAAGGGATGGGCCGGCATTTTACGCACGGTCCACGACACCGGATTGATCGATGAGGAAGAGATCGAGGAGCTTCAGGCAGATCTGACGCCGAGCGAGTTTCAGCGCGAGTTTCTGCTTGATCCTGACGCCATGGTCGAGGGCGCAATCTACGCCGACGAGCTCGCCCGGCTGCGCAAGCACGGCATGATCACAACGGTGGCCTACAACCCGGACTATCCGGTCAATAGCTGTTGGGATATCGGCTGGAATGACAAGGCAGGTTGGTTCTTCCAGCTGATCGGGCCGACCGTGAACTGGTTGCGCTACAGCCACTGGCGCAAGAAGCGCTGGCACCGGGTACTGAGCGACATGCACCAATGGAATTGGAAGTGGGGCAAGCACATCTTCCCGCCCGACGCCAAGCATCACAGCAACGACGGCCAGCAATGCCAAGCGACCTTGCGCGGGCTCGGGATGTCGATGACGGAGGCGCCCAGGATCTCCAAGCAAGATGCGTGCGAGACGATCGTGCCTAAGATCATCCTGCGCTCGAAATACGACGAGGGTCATTGCGCAGACGGGATCGACGCCTTGGCGCTCTATCAGGTGACCTATGACGAGGAAACGGACCTGTGGAGCGATGACACGTCTAAGTCGTGGACCAAACACCCATGCGACGCAAAACGCTACGGCTGTTGCTGGATTGACCGCACGTTGAACGGCCATGCCTGATGTTCGGCTGGCTGTTCGGTGGCGGAAAGCGCAAGCGCCGCGCGAAAGATCCGGGCTGGAACCACACCAACGCCTTCAACTTCGCAAAGCCGTCGAGGGCGCCTCGACGGGGCACCGGTCTCGACAAGTGCCGGGCGAAGGTCAAGCGCTTGGAAGCGATCATCAAGCAGAAGAACAACGAGATCATGCAGCTCAAGCGGATCAACAAGGCTCAGCAGCCGATGAAGGATGATGTCGTAAATGAGGGCACCTATGCCTACTACCAGGCGGGCCTCAAGCGCATCATGGCGCTGCTCAACTCGCGCGGAGACTGGGCTGATGTGATGGTCCCTGGCATCCGACGCGAGGTTAACGGGATGCTCGGAACCAACATCGAGTGGGATGCCAAGCGACGGCGTGGTGTGAGGCGGCGATGAGCAAGGAGGAAGCATTCAAAGAGCTAACAGCGATCACGGTCCTGCTGTGGGAGCTGGTCGATAGACAGGCCAAGGATGAAGGCATTTGGTTCTTAGCCGAGACCGTGACCGAGGCGTACCTACAGCAGGAGCTTCGCAAGCTTCATGATGTCGTCGAGCGGCAAGCTGTCGCCTTTGGCAAGGCCATGGATAAATGAGCCTGGAGAGCGCCGCATTCCTCGCCTCGGTCGTGCTCTTGGCGCTCTGGCACGTGGGAGCCATAGGATGGCTCTGGAGGCGCTTCGTTCTTCGTCCGGTCACATCGGTATGGAAACGCCCCACATCGTCGCCTGAGCGGCCTGCTGTGCCGAATGGGCTGCGCTTCTCGATCTTCCAGAGGGACAAATTCAGGTGTGTCTATTGTGGGCGCCGAGTCCGCGATGGTGCGGAGCTCGACGCCAAGCGTCTCGATCACTTCGTGCCCTGGCGGATCACCAAGAAGCACGAGGCGAAAAACTTCGTAACCGCTTGTAGACAATGCAATTCTGGTAAGGGCGGTCGAGTTCTGGATCAGCCGATCGAGGATTTCGTGCGCTAGGTCAGAGACGAGATCCACGCCTTCAGATCGTCCATGGCGAAGATCAGCAAGGCAATGACGACGACCGGAGCGAAGAGCGCATCGATCGTGCGCACGGTTAGAGGCGCCCAGGTGTGATGCCTGCGCAGCCAAGGGCTAAAGCGGTGAATCTTCATTGGTTGGCTTCCTCTGGTGTAGGGCTAAGTGATGTCACGGCGTTTATGGCGTTCTTGGCCTTGATCATGGCGATATGCCATTTTTCGGATTTCATCTCTCGCATGTACGTCCAAGTGCCCTTCCCTACCGTCAAGCCGATCTAGACTTGACCTCAATCTCATTCAGCTTTTCAGGATCATTTGAGTGCGGTGGTAACCAAGCTCACGAGCCAGCACATCAGCCACCGCCTCGACGCGACTAGTCGCTACACCATCGGCCTGCTCCTTCAGCCAAGCGTCGTTGGCCTCGATCACATCCTCAGCCAGATCTCTCAGATCCTCCGATCTCGGCACCATCTCGCCATTCGCCCACATCTCCAGGACATGGACGAGCAGCGCGTTGCGCGTCGGCTTAGGGCTCATGCGCGATTGGATATCGTTGATCTTCACAGCCAAAGCATCGGGCACGTAGACGTGCCAATCCTTGTGGCCTGGTGTGACCGTCCATTTCGGTTGCTTCAACATCACGTGTCCTTTTTGGGTTGACAAAGGACATCCTATATAGGACACTCGTGTTTGTCAACACCAGGAGATACCCAATGCAGCCCGACGAGCAGATAGGTCTGGATCAAGCGGTGCCGTGGGCGGTCAATTGCGAGCATGACGGCGCCGAGATGCGCCCGGTGGAGAGGTGAGATGGATCACATGAGATATACCGAGATCATCGAGGAACTGTCTGATTACGACCCGTCAGTCAAAGCTGCGCGTGTTGGATCGACCGTCACCATCGGTGAGATCGTCGAGATGGCCAAGGCCGCCGACACGATCGAACGGATTCAGAGCGAATGCACCTTTTGGCATGAAAAGTGGCGGCGCGATTGGCGAGCGCTTAACGAGGCCCGCGCCGAGGTCGAGCGGTTGAAGGCTGAAGCGCCACCAGATCATCGTTTCCAACTGCAATGCCCTATCTGCAAAACAGTCACCTATCATGAGGATTTAGGGCCATGGGTCTTCATCTTCGGCGTCATCGTCGGCACACTAGCCAAGACCGCCGGGCAGGGCTCGCAGGATGTCGGCGAGTTCGTTGCGGAGTAGGGATCATGATCGTTTCAGGTTTTCTGTTCGTATTGGGCGTGGTGCTGTGCATCTGGTGCCTGGTCAATCTCGACGTGGTGATCGGCCTGATCTGGCTGGCATTCCTCGGGATCATCATTCTGGCGATCGGTGCCGCGCTTTGGCTCGGTGCTAGCTGGGTAGTCCTGCAACTCGACCCGTCGCTGGCCGGCGAGGAGATAGCAAGTTACGGCTTCTTAGGCGCGGCTGCGCTCGTGTGGCTTGGGCTTCATTGGATCGGCAAGGGAGATGAGTCATGACCGACAAGCCCAAGACACCCGCAAAATATGGCGAACCGCTCAAGGTGTTGAGTGACCAGGAAGCGATGAGGGCTTGCACACCAGAGGAGCTAGCCGAGAACGCACGCCGGCAGTACGAGCATCATCAAGCCTACATGGCTGACCCTGCGCGGGAAGAGCGGCTGCTTGCTCACATGCTGAGGCGTGAGGCCGAGGTCGATGCCATTCTCTACCCGCCTCGGCGTGGGCTCATGAAGTGGCTGTTCGGATGACCGAGATCCCGGACACCCCAAAATCATGGCGCGTGGTTGCATGGGAGCTTGAGGATAAACTGTCCGAGTTCAAACGCTTCCGCGCCGATCCTAACTTAGGAATGCAACACGAGTTGCCCATGTTGGCTGACCTCGCGGAGAAGACGGCCGAGGTTGTTCAAAGGATTGTTGTGGCATTGATGGAGTTGGATCGATGACCGAGAGCAAAGGCGAGGCGATTAGGCTTCCCCCGGCCCTAGGCGAGCCAGAACCTTTCCCATCGATGGGCGACGCCGGCTTGATGATCAGCGTGCGAGAGATAGAAAACCGATACCTGGCAAGAGAGCGCCACAAGCGTCTGCTGAGGGTGCCACAGTCCTATGTCAGGCGGAATGTTCCATGGACGCTTTGGGAAAAGCTTGTGGGGTTGTGGAAAGGGACTTACGACCCCTATTTGCCCTAGCATCAACAACCAGTTAACATGGCCGCGGTGTACAAAAGGGGTTGTTGAAACAATGGCTGGAGCCCCAAAGGGCAACAAGAACGCTGAGAAGCACGGCTTCTATGCCGATGTGCTGACGCCTGAAGAGACACAGCTCTATGACGCCGCGCAATATGCCACGCTAGGCGATGAGGTTGCGGTCGGCAGAATCAAACTCAACCGGCTGCTCAAATACATGGCCGAAGGCAACGAGGTGGCAGAGGGCACGATCGGCCAAATGGATAGGATGCTCGGCCGGATCGGCGACCTCGAAGTCAAGCGCTCCATCATAGAGAGAAACCGCGCCGAGACAGGCCAGGGCGACGATGGCGACTTCGAACGCCTCAAGGATCTAGCCGAGCGTACCAGCGTGCATAAAGTGACCTTCAAGCCGAATGGGCGGACCAATGGTAAATCCAACGGTAGCTGAGGGCGAACGAGCTTGGCGCCTTGTCCATGCGGTTAAAGATGAGTTGATGGATCGAGGCCTGAATCTTTCGACCGCCACAAAAGCGCAGCGCGATGCTGCTCTGGCTAAGGTGGGAGATAAGTTCATCACCGAGTTCGAGATGGCGGGGGATCTGGACAACGGGAAAGCCAAGAATGGCTCCGGTTAATCTAACCCTTCCCCTGACCGCCTGGCGCCCGGACGGCAGTGGCTTTCGTTCTGGCCATCTCAAGGTTGCCCGTGGATGCATAAGGGCCGGGGGCATTCCACCTTTCATCCCAGCCCGCAAGCTGGTCAGCGTCACCGATTCGGTGCTGCCGGGCTTCGAGGGCGTCGACGCGCTGTTAGTTGGTGACGACACCAGCGCCGATCAGTCATACCGCACCTATGCCGGCACCAAGAGTGCGATCTACGAGGCGACAGGCACGCCTCTGATATGGGCCGACGTGTCCAAGGCTGGTGGCTACACCGTGCCGGCTGAGGGGCGCTGGCGCACCACCCAGTTCGGCGGCGATCTGTTCGCAACCAACTTCAACGACCCGATCCAGTTCGTGAATGTGGCCGCTGGTGGCCTATGGGCCGACACAGGCGCGGCGAACATCCCCAAGGCGCGCTATATGGACGTGGTGCGCTCTGATTTCGTCTTCCTTGGCAACATCGACGATCCGGTCGACGGCATCGTGTCGAACCGCATCCAGTGGGGGCCGTTTAGAGACCCGTTCGGCGATTGGAGCGACATCGCCACGCAAGCCGACAGGACCGACATACCGGACCTCGGCGAATGCACCGGCGTGACCGGTGGCGAGTGGGGCACGGCTCTGTTTCGCAATGGGATCGTGCGCTTCACTTACACACCAGGCGGCGCGGAGTTCTTTCAGGCGGACACCATCAGCCGCCAGATTGGTTGCGACTTCCCAGCGAGCGTGATCCGGGTCGGCAACATCACCTATTTCCGCTCTAGGGCTGGATGGCATCTGTTCGACGGCTCACAGGTCCAGGACATTGGCAGCGAGTGGACCGACCAGTGGACACAGGATGAGCTGCGTAGCGGGCAGGAGTTCCGCATTCAGCCGGGCTGGGATCGCGACGAAGAGGTGATCCGCTGGTTGTTCGTCGGCGAGGGCAGCCAGGGCGATGTGCCAAACCGGTGTTTGATCCTCAAGCCCGACCTCGGCAAGCAAGGCTGGTCATATCAGGATGTTGACGCCTACGTGCTAGGGCAGTTCGTTGCGCCCGGCACCAACCTGGATCTTGACCCATACCCGACGTTGGATGCCGACCTCCCACCGCTTGATGATCCGTTCTGGCAGAGCGGCAACCCGACCGCAGGCGCGATCAACACCCTCGGCGAGGCCGCGACGTTCAAGGGCACGCCGGATGATGCCGAATGGACCTGGCCAGAGGGCATGGTGTCGGATGCAGCCCAGCGGGTGCAGTTGCTCGCAGGACTACCGATCACCGAGGGCGGATCGCCCGTGCTCAACATCGCAACCCGCAACGTGCTGAATGAGCCGCTGGTTGCCGGCACTGACGTATCACCGCAAGACAACGGTGACGTGGCGCTTAGGACCAATGCGCGCTATCAAACGATCACACTCAAGCAGTCCGGCGACTGGGAGTCAGCGACCGGGTTGCAGCTGAGTGGTGTGACGACGGGGGCTAGGTGATGCTGATCGACGGGATGGAGTATGCAGAAGCTGGCTCGGGCATAAAGCCAGTCATCCGTTGCCCGAAGTGCGAGCAGCCGTATTTTGTGACCGGAGAGGAAGGTCGCAGGGAAAAGGCGGAATGCCCTGAGCATGGCATCTTTGAAAAGATGGTTGGGGGCCAGGTAGATCCGCAGTCATTCGTTGATGAGGAAGGGGTCACTCACAAGCTGAGCCCGCTGCGGTTTGAGCCTGGCGATGTTAGGGTCCGTCAGGAAAGCCCAACGTCTGGCATTGGACGGCTTGAGGTTCGCATTGACCGCCTCGAAGCGCTGGTCAAGCGCATTGCGACGCATTTGGGGATTGATGAATGAAAACAGCGATCAAGGAAGGCGTCAAAGAGGGCGTCGATGCAGCGCGCATGTCGACGATGATGCGTGAGCTCGTGGACAAGATTGGCGCGGACCCTGGAGCGCTGTTGGCTCGGGTCGAGGCGTTGGAGGCGGCGCGAATTGAGCATGAAGCCCGAATAGCCTCCCTGGAAACGTGGCACCCGAATCCGCGACCATAAATGCCCGGCTTCGAGTTCCTCCGCTTCGCCGCCACCGGCCCGCGTGACGCCCGCGAGACCGCCCAGAAGTGCAACAACATGGGCGAGGCTGCGGCGAGGGCCATGGCGGCACTTGCGGCGCGGGTCGATGTTCTAGAGGCACTGATGCCGCAGGCGCAGGTAAGCGCTCAGGGCGCCATGACCAAGACGATCAGCTCGGCGCCTGATCCCGATATCGATGGGATTTTCAGGCCGATCACGTTCTACGACACGATCAACATGGCGGTGCGCGGATGTACGTTGAACACGACCAACGGCCGGTTCACCTTCGAGGTCGAGGGCAAGTGGCTGGCCCTGTTTTCGTTCAACACCCTGGTCACTGGGACTGGCGCATCGCGCTCCACCAGCCTGCGAGTGTTCAATGTCACGGATCTAGCCGCTGGCCCGACAAATGGTATCGCGGTTCCAGGGCAATCGGACGCCATCACAGCCACGAAATTCCTGCCCATCACGGTTACTGCCGCAGACGTCGGGCCTCCAGCCAAAGAGTTTGTGATGGAGATTGGCGGCGGTGACACATTCACGGGCGTTGAATGGGAAACGCTCAACCTCGGCCTGTTCTACCAAGACCGGTTCGGATCGCTGGTTGATCCGTTCTAGCGGCTAATTTGCCAACAGCATAAGATCCCCTTATAACACTGTGTAGATTAGGGGATTTCGGCTTATGGCTCTCTTCGGCGGCGTCAACGTCGACCGCTCACCCGGCACACAGCTTGGCCGCAACGTCCTCTCCGATGCACAGCGAGCGACGAGGCGAACGGCGCCGATCCCGGTAGCGGGTTTTTCGCCATTCCAACAGCAGGCTTTCGACATCATCGGCCAGCAGGGCGTCAATCCTGCTGTATCAGCTGCGCAGGGGTTTCTTCCAGGATTGGCCGGCGGCGAGTTCATCGGCGCGGGGCCTGGTCAATCCACCCTGCAACAGGCGGCCAGCGGTGGGTTCCAGAACCTCGCTCTGCCAGAAGCCCAGTCGGCGCTGGACTTCAGTCGAGGTTTCGGAATCCCCGCCGGCTTGCAGGCGACAGCCGCTGGTGAGAATTTATCCGCGCCGTTCCTGAGTGGCGAGTTCGCTCGGCTAGTCGAGCCTGGTGTCCAGCAATTCCGCAACATCCAGTTCCCCGGACTACAGGGCCAGTTTGGCGCGAGCGGGCTTCGTGGCACCAACCGCCAGGAGTTCCTAGAGGGGCAACTCCAGGACCAAGCCGACCGGTTCTTGCAAGGCACCGCTGCCGATCTCATCGGGCGCGAGCGCGGCTTTCAGCAGCAAGCGCAATTGGCAATTCCGGGTCTGCAACAGCAACAGCTAGGGGGCCAGCTCAGTGCGATCGGACAACTTGGCGGTCTATCGTCAGACGACCTCGCCAGACGCTTGGGTGCGGCTGGTGCGCTACAAAGCGATTTTGGACGGGATGTTGCCCAAGCCGGTCAAGCAGGTTTTGGCGCACCCGGATTTGCAACGGGAGCCTTGGGAAGCCAGGTCAACCCCTTGCTCGCCGCAGGAGGACAACAGCAAGCCTTAGAGCAGGCGAGGAATGCCGCTCGGGACGAGGCGATACAGCGCGAGGTGCAACGCGCGGGCATATTGTCCGGCGTGCCACAGTTTGCCGGAACTGGAGGCGATAGTGGAGGCGGCACGGGGCAGATCTTGGGCACTCTTGCTGGCACTGGTCTAGGTGCGTTTTTCGGCGGTCCGCTCGGGGCAGGGTTTGGCGCGCAGATCGGCGGCGGCTTGGGGAGCTTGTTCTAATGGCCAATGGCCCAACGCAGTTAACCCCGTTTTTCGGCGGTGGTGCCCAACGTGCGCCATTCCGCATTCCGACCAATGTTTTAGGCTTGCCTGGGCTGGATGACCCACGATCGGCTGGGGCGTTGCAAGGGTTCTCCCAAGGGTTCTTGCGTGGCGATCAGACATTCGCAGATGCTCTGACCCGTGGCATCGCTGGCGGCTTTGGCGGCTTTGCGGCTGGCGAGCAATTCCGGCAACAGCAAGCTCAAGAGCAAGCGGCGGCTCAGGCCGCGGCGCAACAGCAGGAGATCGAGAACCGGCGGGCACAAGCCGAAGCCCAGCGCAAGGCGGCGGCTGATGCCGAGAGGGTGCGGCAGTTTGGTGTGACAGAGGGCAGATTGCTGACCAAGGACCAGCGCGAGGCGCAGGATCTGGCGTTCAAGCAGAACAACGCATTGCAAAAGCTGCAACTCGATCGAGCGAAGCTGGCCATTGATCAAGCCAACAGCGTGCCGGACAAGCTTCGTGTCTTGCAGGCGATGGGGCTAGATCCGTCCTCCGGCGAGGGACGGCAGCTTCTTTCGGATTCACTCACCAAATCGGCGATCACGATCAATCAGCCGAAGCTATCGCCGGGGCAAATCCCGATCGATCCGAACGATTTGAGCAAGGGCACTGTGGCGGCAAAGGATATCGGGCAAGCGCGCGTTATAGCGGACAACATTAGGTCGCAACTTGGTCGCTATAGGGAGGCTTTGACCCAGTTTGGTGCTGAAACTTTGCCAGGGCCTGCCAAGGATAGGTTGAGGGGCACGCGCACACAGCTTTTGCTGGAACTCAAGACGCTAAACGAGCTAGGCGCGCTCACTGGCCCGGACTTGGATTTGATGGATGATCTTTTGATTGATCCGACATCAGTTCCTTCTCGGGTGGGCAATGCGTTTAGCGCTCTTGCCGGCAACTCACTAGGTGAGCGTGCGCTACAGAGCATCGATTTAGTCGAGCAAACCGTAAATGACCGGTTGAATGCGATCACTGGGCAGGTTGGAGCGCCTGCTGTGCCTCAGGCTGCGCCAGTTGCACCGCAAGCAGTCTCGCCCGCTGATCTAGGCTCGCTTAGCATTGAACAGCTTCAGGCCTTGGAGGCGCAGCTTGGCAGTAACCCTTGAGGATGTGAGAGCGGAACTAGGACGCCGGCAGCAGCCCCCCTCTGGTCAAGGCGTGACGCTTGAAGCCGTTCAATCCGAATTGGCGCGAAGGCAAGCGAGCGATGTTGTTGATCGAGCTGAGGAAAGGCGCTCACCTACGCTTGCGTCATTCGTGCCAGGTCTTCGGTTGGTTCAAGACATCCAAGACATAGCCGAGCAAGGCTTCGAGCGGACCGAGCAGTTTCCCTTTTTCAGGCTGCCAAGCTCTGTAGGCGAACGGGCCGAGCGTGAGCAGCGGGCACAACAGGCGATCGCTGGCTTTGCGGCGCCTGCTGCTGGTGCTTTGGCTGGAGTTGCGCGCGCCGCTGCTGGTGGTGCTGGTATTCTTGGCCGTGCTGGCGCTTCTGCGCTTGGTACGGGCGCTGGAGATATAGCTGCGCAGTTCGCGACAAAGGGCGAAGTTGACCCGGTTCAAGCTGGCATTTCCACGGGTCTTGGTGCGGTAGGCCAGCCGGTGGGAGAGGCGCTTGCGGCTGGTGTGAGCGGTGTCCGCGCGCTTGGCTCCGAGCTTCTAGCCAGCCGGATTCCGTCCTTTGCCAGGAACCGGGCGCAACAGGCCGTGACGCAGGCTTTAGCGCGTGGTGGACAGACGCCGAGAGAGGCAGGGCAGGCCATCCGAGGGCTTCAGCAAACGGGCGCCCCGGCGAGGCTGGCGGATGTTGGCGGTGAACCGGTGCAGGCGCTGACCGAGCGTGTGGCCAAATCGCCATCAAGAGGCGCTGATCTGTTGAGGGATGCTTTCGACAACCGCCAGAAACTGCAATTGCGCAGGCTATCGGCTCAGCTCAGGCTACGAAGCGGCACGAAGGTACGCGATATCGAGGATGCAGTGCTGGAATCCCAGGCATCGCGGGCCGCAGCCTCGGCGCCCTTGTATGATGAGGCATTCTCGGCACCGGTCCCCCAGTCATTGGGCGATGATTTCGCCGATCTGACCAAGACAGGATTTGGCAAGCAAGCGGCGCAGCGCGCACGCAAGACGCTACAGACCGAATTCAACGTTGATGATGTGTCTGAAGTCCCGGTGTTGAACCGCATTGACGCCACCAAGCGCGAGTTAGACGACATGATCGGGGCGGCTCGCCGAGCTGGCGAGAATAACCGGGCTCGATTGCTCACAGACGTGAAGAACAAGATGGTTCGGGCTGCTGATGATGCTGTGCCTGCCTATGCTGCTGCGCGCAATGCATGGGCGGGCCCCGCAGCATGGCAAGATGCGGTCGAGAATGGACTTAGCATCACAAAGGCCGAGATGACGCCCGCCAAACTACGTCAGTTGTGGGCTGGCTTCACGGAATCGGAGAAGCAAGGCTATCGGATTGGTGCGGTGCAGCGTCTTGTCGATCAGATGGGCGAGCAGGCGGCGGATTTGCCCAATCTGACCAAGCTTTTGGGCAAGCAGAACCTGCTCGATAAGTTCAAGATCATCATGCCTGGCGGCAAGGGTGAGATTTTCGAGCAGGCTATCAAGGCAGAGCGTCAATTGGCCGAAACTGGCATCCGGGCTCGTGGTGGCTCGCGCACTGCCGGCTTGCAAGCGACCGATGAGGCATTATCGCGTGAGGATACGGTCATTGACGCCATGGCGGACTTATTTCAGGGCGATTTCCGAGGCGCTTTATCCCGGACGCTGCGTCTTCCAACTCGGCTCAAGGCGAAAATCCAGGAAAAGCGGAACGAAGAGATTGCGCGCATTCTGCTCTCGCAAGATCCGACTGCCGCACTCAAGCCACAAGCCGGAGCGCCGGTTGCGCAACCACTTGGCCCGACTGCCGGCGTCCCGACTACAGCAGGCTTGCTCGGCATTCAGGATTTAGCCCAATGACCATCGTCCTTCCCTACCCAACGCCCCAAGGCAATAACCTTGCCGACAATGACGGGGGCAACGGCGTCAACTCGCCGCCTCAAGGCGCCCCAGAGGGGAACGCGACATCGACCGTCAATGATATCCAACGGTACGATAAAACCTGCATCAAGCAGAACGTGGAGAACATCGACGCCATCAACCAGGCGCTGGGCACGATGGCGGAACAGGATGCCAGCGCGGTTGCGATCACGGGTGGATCGATCTCAGTCCAAGTGGACTCGGCTGTCAATTCTGACCAGCTCGGCGGCCTGACGCTGCAACAGCTGTACGATCTTACCTATCCGGTGAACGAGGCCATTGTCATCCGAAACATCGAGACGCCGCCGCCGACGTGGCCCGGCACGGCCTCGACATGGACGTTGACTGCGCAGGGGCTGTTTCTCAAGCCGATCATCACGGGCCAGCCGGTTGGCGAGACCTTTGCCGGCGTGACAGAGACGGACGAGACTATTCTGACTGAAGCTCAAATCCCGCCGCATGAGCATGTGATGTTCACGGCTGAAACTGTTTCTTCTGGAGTTGCCCCAGGCCCGACCGATCGCGTAGCCACGGGGCTAAATGTTGGCGGCGATTCTGAGTATTTCATGGCACGCGGAAACCTGCCAACCCCAGCCAGAGGCGCGACTAGCAGCATCGGCGGCGGCACGGGTCACACCCACACGTTCGACGACTCCCCGCCATTCCAGCGGGTCGCGGCCTATCTGAGGACGGCATGACCTACCAGCGCAAGGAGGAGATGGCGCTGTGAGGCTGGCCAAGTACATCACCAAATCGGAGGTGGAGGCCTACGAGGCCAAGGGCTGGAACGTGGTGCGGCTGGACGCCCATCATTACCGCTACTATCTGGCGTGGCGCGAAGATGACTGAATACCTCTGGAACAAGCGCGCCTATTTGCTGGACTATCACCCGGTTCAAGACCAGCTGATGAACACGCCAGCGCGCTTTGTGACGGTCCCGGCCGGGCGGCGCAGCGGCAAGACCGAGTGCGCCAAGCGCTATCTGGGCGGCAAGGCGATGGAAGGGACCGACTTCAATCCGAGCCGGTTCTTCTTCGGCGCCCCGACCCGCCAACAGGCAAAGGATATTTTCTGGGCGGACATGCTCGCCTATCTGCCGAAGCAGCTCATCATCGACGCGAACATTTCCGAGCTCAGGATCAGGATCAAGAACTTCCAGCGCGGTGAAAGCCACATCTACGTGCACGGGCTCGACAAGCCGGAGCGGATAGAGGGCAGCCCTTGGGATGGTTGCGTGATCGATGAGATTGCCAATTGCCACGCGCGGGCGTGGCCGCTCCACATCCGGCCATCACTGAGCACGCCAGGGCGCTTTGGCTGGGCGTGGCTGATCGGCGTACCGGAGGGGCGTAATCACTACTACGACATGCACCAGGCGGCGCTCAGGGACACCACGGGCGAATGGGCGGGCTATTGGTGGCCATCTGAGGACATCCTACCGGAGTCCGAGATCGAGGCGGCCAAGCGCGACCTGGACGAGCAGAGCTATGAACAGGAGTATCGCGGCTCGTTCGTCACGTTCGCTGGCCAGTGCTATTACAACTACCGGGCGGAACGGCATGAAGCAGAGCTCGATTACGATGCTGAGCGACCCCTCATCCTGGCCTTTGACTTCAACGTCGAACCTGGCGTTGCTTGTGTGGGTCAAGAGATGGCCCTACCAAACGGCGAGTTTGGGACTGGATGGCTTGGTGAAGTCTACATCCCCCGAAACAGCAACACGCCCGCCGTCTGCCGTAAGATCGTCCAGGACTGGGGCGAGCACAAAGGAGACGTGAGATGCTATGGCGATGCTACGGGTGGAGCCAGGCGGACGAGCGGCGAGTTTGGCAACGACTGGCAGCTGGTTGAACGGGAGCTGCGCTCGACATTCGGCACCCGCCTTACGTTTCACGTGAAATCGTACAACCCGAGCGAGCGATCACGGGTGAACGCGGTCAATTCTCGGCTGTTTACGGCAGACGAGACGGTTCACATGATGGTGGACCCGGCTAAATGCCCGCATTTGATCAGGGATTTCGAGGGCGTGCTGCTCCTGGAGGGCGGCTCAGGCGAGATCGACAAGCGATCGAACAAGGAACTGACTCACATCAGCGATGCGGCTGGCTACTACGTCGCAGAGTGTTTCCCGGTATCGAGGCGGATCACCGGACACATCCCATCGGCGGACATCGAGGCGGCGATCCATGCTGCGTAGCCGCCGCTCCTATGCCTACTTGATCAGCTGCCGCCTGGGCGATGCGATGGCGGCTCACATCGTCATGACCTGGGCGATGGCTTATGCAGGCCGGGACGGCGGCGGGCGGAAGCTCGCGCAGACCCGCCTGGTGCAGGCTGATGCCCATAGCTGCAATGTCCATGACCTCGCCGACAAGCTCAAGGCACACCATGACGCGATCGAGGACGGCTTGGGCACGAAGTGGGATCACTACAGCCGCGAAAAACCGGAGATGTACGGCCTGACCTGCGTAGTCGATCAATCCAGGAACAGCGCATTCCGCAAGGTGCTGCGCGACCACCGCTTCGACCCGGAGCTCACGCAGACGCTCAACAACGACCGCCTCGACGACTGGTCGCCCCATCTGCTCGATACGCTGGTCGGCCGAGCCTACCTGATCAACGATCTCACGAGCGAGCTAGCGGCCCGTAGGGTGCGCCTGGAGCCCAAGGGCAACATTCCAGTGTCAGACATAGCCGAGGCGCTCGAAGGCGCTCAGCGGCGCGCTACGGGCCGTGAGATGGACACCACGGTAGTGGTCGAGACCGACTATCGCGACGATCTGGCGCTATGCACGGCGCTAGGGGTGTTCTGGTCGCACTATCGGCCGCCGGCGAGCCCGAACTGGCTCACGTTCGAGGCCGAGGCCGGGGGTGATTTGGTGCCTTATTGCGGGGCTGTGGTCTAATGCCAATCGATACGGGCGATGTTCGCCGGTCCGTCACGGGGCCTATGTCGGACGAGGAGTATCAAGGCATCATCACCGGCATGGTGGACGATGCCGTTGATTTCCATGATGACGAACTCAGCTCTAGCCGAGAGGAGGCGCTGAATTATCTGCGCGGCGAGACCGATGTTCCGCAGCCGGAGCCGGGTTTCTCGTCCGTGGTGTCCCGTGTGAGCGAAGACGAGCTCGACGGCTACATGACGCAGCTCATGAAGCTGTTCACGGGCGCGGGCACGCCGGTTGCGTTCCTGCCAAGCAGCGACAACGACCAGGAGCTAGCCAAGCAGCAGACCGATTACGCCAGCTATATCTATTCGATCAAGAATCCGGGGTATCGCAACACGTATGATACGTGCCGATCGGCCATCGGCTCGGCGGCGGTCGCCGGCATGAAGGTGGTTTGGTCAGAGGAAACAGAGGTTTGGCAGGAGAACTACACCAACCTTGGTCCTGAAGAGGTCGAGGAATTCGAGAGTGACCCGGCAGCCGAGATCGTCGAACGCGAGGATGTGACGGAAGAAGAGCAAATCCCGGTGCAACTGGAAGACGGCACCGAGATCCGCGAGACGGTCACCCGAAGCTATACCAACCTAACCGTGAAGTGGAAGAAGCCCAAGAATGGCATCGTGATCGAGAATATCCCCGGCGAGGAGCTACGGTTCGACCGCCGGGCCATCGACAGCGACAGCGCCCGCATCATCTTCCAGGACACCAGGCGCACCCGGTCCGATCTGATCGCGCTCGGCATGGACGACGACTTTATCGATACGCACGGCGGCAGCGGCAGCGGTTCGGGTGAGGCAACTTCGCAGCAGGATCAGGAGAAGCGCGCTCGCACCGGCTTTGACCAGGACGCGGACAACGACCGAGATGGTGGCCGGGCGATGGACACCTATCGGTTGCTCGATATCTGGGCGCGTGTGGACAAGGACGGCGATGGGATTGCCGAGTGGCGGCATTGCCTGGCGATTGGCGACCATGCGACGGTTTGGGAGCCATCGGACGAGATGGCGCATGATGTGCAGATCGCGTTGTTCATACCTTTCCTGGTCGAGAACACCGCGGTAGGGCGCTCGCTCCACACCAAGACCAAGGATGTCGCGGACACGGAAACCTGCCTGATCCGCGGCATGGTCGACAATCTGAGCCAGTCGAATTTTCCGAAACAAGTTGCTGTGGGTAGCCAGATCGAGAACTGGCCAGCGGCGATCACCAACCGGCGCTCCGTGGTCAACGCCAAGCGGCCGGGCGTGGTCGAGTACCTGAGCGTCCCCTATCTGGTCGATGGCGTGCTGAAGGGCCTGGAGTTCTTCAAGCAGATGACGGCTGGGCGCCTCGGGGTTTCCGACGCCGCACGCGGGCTCGACCCCGAGCATCTACAGTCGTCGAGTGACTTCGGCGTACGTGAGACGTTCTCGCTCGGTGCGTCCGGTCATGAGATGGTGGCGCGCAACCTGGCCGAGACCGGGTTCACCAAGGTTTTCCGCCTGATCATCAAGCTCAGCGCCCGCCACCAGACCGACATGGAAATCATTCGGCTACGCGGCAAGCTGGTGCCGATCAATCCCCGCCAATTCGACGCTGGGATGGACATGGAAGCCAAGGTCGGCATTGGCACGGGTCAGAAAGAGGCCCGGATGACCTCGCTGCTTATGATCAAGTCGGTGCAGGAACAGGCGATCGCCAGCGATGGTGAGGATAATGCGATCTGCGATACCCAGATGTACGTCAACACCCTCGACGACATCCTGGAATTGCAGGACATCAAGGACGAAGGCCGGTACTTCAAGAGCCCGCCAGAGCAGCCTGAGCCGACGCCGGACCCGGCACAGGCGCAGATCGAGGCGGCGCAGGCCGAGGCTCAGACCAAGGCTCAAGCCGATCTGGCTAAGGCTCAGCTACAAGCGCAGGTTGATCTACGCAAAGCCCAGATCTCCGCACAATCTGATGAGCGTAAGGCGATCATCGACGCGCAGGCCAAGCTGGTGATCGCTCAGGCGCAGCTCGGACAAACGGCGGCAATTGATCAGGCTAAGCTTGAGCTTCAGGCGCGCAAGGATGCGATTGACGGCGCTTTACGGCAGCAGGAGCTTGATCGCGAGACGGCGCTTGAGCTCAGGGCGCAAAATATCGAGGCGACGTTGGATGGTGAGAAGATCCGCCAGGCCCAACTGAGGAGGCCGAACTGATGCCTGTACCCAAAGGCCGCGGCAGGGTGCTCCGCACCCGGACTAAGAAGCTACCGGGCGATAAATTCGTTCGGATTGACGTGATGAGCAAGCCAGGACCACAAGGCGGGCGAACCGTTGCGGGGCCTGTTAGAAAAAAGAAGAGCGCCAAATGAGGGATTCAGAGCTCAACCGGGACCGGCTGCGGCAAATCGTTGAAGATCCGCACTTTCTGGAGGCCATCGCGCGCGTGAAGGCCGATTGCGTGAACAACTGGCGGACAACCACCGATGACCAGGCAGAGCTGCGTGAGAGCTACTATTATCTTGACCAAGCGGCCGACGAACTGGTGTCGAAGCTGACGAACTTGGCGCACGATCCAACGTCCCTGTGAGCCATGTTTGACAACACACTGTATTAACAGTAATTTCTCTGGTTATGGCTCGATCGAGGAAAAGCACAGCGCAAACCGCGCCAGCCCCTCATCCCATGGCGATACCGCCGCGGGACGGGCCAGCCTTTGCAGGTGAGGGAGCTCTCACCGACAGTCAGGCAGAAGACCAGCTCATGGCATTGCTGCCCGGTGACGAGCCGGACAACAGCGAGGCCGAGGGCGAACCAGCCGTCGAGACCGAGACCCTTGAGCCAGAAGATGACCAGGCCGAGGACAATCTAGGAACCGAGGCAACTGCTTCCGACGACGATCTAATCATCGAAGATGACGGCGAGGACACCGAGCCCGTTGGCCCGGCTGTGTACGAAGTCCCGTGGGATGACGGCTCAGTTAGGCAGATGACGGCCGAGGAGATCCGGGCCGGCACCTTGATGCGTGCGGATTACGATCGGAAGCAAGCTGAGCGCGCGCGTGCTGAAGAGGCCGCCGCGCAAGCCAAGCAGTCTTTCGAGGCCAAAGGCACGGCGTTGGACGGCATGCTGGCTGAGTTGTCACGGTTGAAGGAAACCGGACTTCCGACGCCTCCAGCTCCTGAGCTCGCTCGGGATGATCCTGCCGAGTACATCGCGCGCAAGGCGGACTATGACGCCAAGATCGCGGTGGTGCAGCAGGCACAGCGGGAGGCTGACGCAGAACGGGCACGCCAGCTAGACGATGCCAAGCGGGCAAATGCGGAGAAGCTGCTAGCGTCCATCCCTGAGTGGCAGGACGTGCAACGGCAGCAACAAGATCTCGCCGCGATCAACGCGATGGGTTCGAAGGCCGGGTATTGGACGCAAGAGGCGTTTAATCAAGGCATCTCCACGACGCCGCACTGGCAAATCGAGCTATGGCGCGATGCCATGCGCTACCGTGAGGCCGTCGCTCGCCAGAAGGGCAAGCAGAACGGCACCACGAAGCGTGTGGTCAAGGTCCAGCCCACCGTGAGATCTCAGGCCAGCCAGCCACAATCCGCACGCCCGCGCAAAGCCGAAGAAGCCGCTTGGAAACGGTTCCGGGACAATCCAGGCGGTGCTGGCCATGAAAATCTCGCAGTCGAGGCCTTGCTGGCTTCGGCCGAGAGGAAAGTGGGGTCACGCCGCCGCGGCTAGAAAGGGCTGCGGCAATGGCTGCTATTACGAATACGTTGATCACCGATGTCATGACGGCGATCTTCGAAGACCTCGACGGCGTTATCCGAGACATCTCTCCGACCCAAACACCGATCTACTCCAATGGCCAGAAGGGCACGGCGACCAATGCCGCGGCTCATGAGTGGCTGACGGACACCCTGCGCGCGCCGCGAAACGTGCCGCAGGCTGAAGGTAATGATACGGACTTCGAGGCGCTGACCCAGCCCACTCGCTTGGTCAATGTCTGTCAGATCGCAGATGACGAGGGCATTGTCTCGGGCACGGCTAATTCGGTCGACGCGGCACCGAGCTCTCAGCGCGAGATCGTTCGGCAGACGATCAAGAAGGGCAAAGAGGTCAAGCGCGACGTAGAGACAATCATCGCGTGCAACTCGATCCGTTCGAACACCGACCCTCGCAATCTTAGCGGGCTCGTCACCTTCATGACCAACATCAGCATTGGAGCCACCGGTACGGCGCCAACGGGCGATGGGTCCGACGCCTTGGTCGAGGGCACTGCTCGCGCGTTCACGATCGAGCTGGTCGATACGGCCATGCAGCAGGCATACGTGGCAGGCGGCGAGCCATCGATGCTGGTGATGGACCCGCAAGCCAAGACCAAGTTCAGCAAGCTGAATTTTGCCGGGGGTGGCACTGACGTTGCTGCTTTGGAGGCTACCCGGACGGCGGTTGCGCCTGTGGGCTCGGTCGGCGCTGTATCGCGCTACATCAGCGACTTTGGCGATCTCGACGTTGTGCCCGACCGCTTCATCACCCCGGCGGACTTGACCGGCCTCTCCAACCAGATCGTGTTTATCCTCGATAGTTCGATGTACGGGATCGATGCGTTGCCTGGCCGCTCGTTCATGTCCGAGCCTCTGGCCAAGACGGGTGATGCGAGCAAGTTCCTGACGCTGTGGGAAGGCACCCTGAAGGTCCACAATCAGGGCGCCCACGCCTGCATCGCCGACCTCGACACCACGCTCTAATCAGCGGCTGGTGGGCCACTGAGATGAGCTTGATGTTTCTGGAGAGACTCCCGGATGGCCGGGAGCTCTATCTTTCCGTGGACGAGGCGGCGAACAAATTCGCCATCCTTGAAAAGGTGCCGGAGCGTCTACAGCAGGCGCTCAGGTCCGAAGCTGCGGAAGAGCGGCGCGCATACCGGCCGGGTTCCATGATCGGCAACACCCAGCGCCACATCATGCCGGCTGCCCAAATCCCGACATTCCTCATGGAGCAATGGGACCGGGAGATTGGGATGGACCGTTACGACAAGAAGGCGCGTGCCAAGTACCACCGGGCAAAGCTGAACTCGAATGAGTTCCGCGACATCCGAACCGGAGGCGGGCGCTTGTGACCCTGGCGACCAAGGCAGAGCTGCGCGCCGATGTAGGCAACTGGTTGAACCGGGCGACTGACCCCGACTTCCTCGCCCGGTTCGACAGCTTCTTGACGCTCGCCGAGGCTGATTTCGGCACCAAGCTCAAATCCAAGGTGAACGAGAGGCGGCTCACGGCGCCGCTTAACGAGCGCTGGGAGAGCAACCCTGCTGGTGGGCAGGCGATCAAGTCTGTGTCGATCATCAGCGGTGATGCCTACCAGAGTGGCGGTCCTCTGGACTTCCTGAGCTACCAGGATGCCATCGAGATCTATGGTGCTCAATCATCCGGCCAGGTGGCGGCCTACACCAAGGTTGGAACGCAGATCGGGTTCTTTCCGTTTGCATCGTCCGACCCGAGTTCGACGACGACGTTTGAGATCATCGCCTATGTGCGCCCTGATCCGCTCGTAGCGGAGGACAGCGACAACGAGATCCTGCTGACATATCCCGGCGTCTACCTCTGGGGCACGCTGCTCCAGACGGCGGACTATTACGGGCGCTCCGAGGACAAGACCAAGTGGGCAGAGAGCTACATAGCGGCGATCGCAGACGCCAATGGCGAGCAAGCCAGCTCGTTTAGCGATGTGATGCTGGTGAGGGCCGGCTGATGCCTGGTGGGCGCTATCCTTGGGCTGTGCGGGCTGGCGGGCCGTTGCTGGGTGGCGGTTTAGTAGCCAAGGAACCCGACGAGTTACCAAATCTCGAATTTTGGTACGATGCCCAAGATCCAAACACGTTCGTCCTGGACGCAGGGCAGACTGTAACGACATGGCAGGACAAGTCCGGCAATGGGCGAGATTTAGGGCAAGCAACTCTTGCAAATAAGCCGGTACGTGGTTTGGATAGCGGTTTCAACAGTGTTTTGTTTGACGGCATTGATGATGTTGTGTTCAATCAGCCTTTGGCTGTGACAATATCTACAACGGCAGGAACAAGTTTCATTGTAGAAAGGGTTGTTGGGAATAGTGGTGAGATTTTCAGACTGCGAACATCTGGATTTCAAGAGGTAGCACAATCTTTATGTCGTACAGGACAAGTTAATGTTAGCTCTACCGCGAGCGTTGGAGACAATGCTTTAACATCGTTCTCGCGAGATACAACTGTTTTCCATTTCTATGATAGAGTTATTTCAAATGACGTTGATGCTGTTATTGAGGATGATCTAGGAAATACGAATACAGATGCTGATGTTGGGACAATTGTTAGTCCTATAAATCAAATTTATCTTGGCGGCGCCAACACAACACCATTGCTGCCAAGTAATGTCCATGTTTTCGAATGGTTTGGATATTCAGACAGAAAGACACGAGCAGAGCTAGATCAACTTCGCCTGTACCTCCAAACAAAGTACGGACTTTAACAACGCGATGGCTGAAAACCCCACACCGGTTGATTGCGGCGCTGTTGGTGACGGCACGCTTCACACTGTCGATGAATGGTTGGTTGGCGGTGATCTAGACCGAGGCTATAACGATCTAGCTGCAATTCAGGTCGACTATCCGTTCGTTACTGCTCTAACGGATTCCGTGGACTATGCAGGGATTCAGCAGTGCATTGATCTAGGTCAGCCGCAGATCTCGTTAGGGGATTTGACTTACCACGTCGGCACCAACACGATCATCTTTAGCGGGTTTTTTCGCAGTCTGACCGGCGGTGGGGCTCAACTCAGAACGCAAACAGATACGCTCATACTAGACGCCGACAATCTCGGAACGTCGGTAATCACGGGAATTCAGTTCGTCCATTTGCCGATTGTCCCGCCGGACGGCAACACCGCCACAGGCGTTAGGTTGTGCCGGAATGGCGGCGACAGCAACTCCATCGTTCGTTGTCAGTTCCTATCACTCGGGACCGCAACGGAGGTTTGGACGCACACTAACATCGTCGATCGATGCACGGTCCAGGATTGCGGGATCGGTGTCTATTTCCTCTGTGATCCAGCACTTGCTAATATCACGCCGAACAACTGCAATGTGGTCAATTCAAATATTCGTTTCTGCACTTACGGCATTAGGGTTAAACCAGACCAAAAAATCTTCTCGTTGTTTGTGACCAATAGCGACATTGAAGCTTGCACTGTAAATGAAATCTATGTCGAGCCAGGGAACGCATTCCTTTCGCATTTCATTCTTCAGGGAGTTTACCTAGAAACTTCGGTTGATCCGCACTCTCATATGCAGATTGAGGGCGCGTGTGACTTCCTGTCTGTCAACGAGTGTGAGATGTTGGCCAATGTTCCTATTGGATCACAGACGAACATTAGAGCCATCGATATTTTGGCTCCGTCAAATTGCATTCTGAACACGATGTCGACTACGTTTGACACCATACAACAAGCCATTGTTCAAGCTTCGCCAAGAGATGTTCATCTGTTCTCTAATAGATACGCCGTCGTGACGACACCTATAAGCTTGCTTGATAGCTCTGCTCGGGTTTTTGCCATTTCCGATCCATCAAGTTTGGTTGACAACGCCTTGGTCGTCCTTCCATTGAAGGTCGAGAATGATGCGACTGACGCGGTAACGATCGAAGGTACATCGGCAGTTGGCGGCGGCGAACCTCAGAAGCAATTCGGCTTAGTCTATCGCGGGCAATTCAGCTCCACGCCTGGCCAGCGCACCGAATACGCCTCGATCCTTGCCGAAAAAGAGGACCAAACGGCGTTCGGTGGCCGGGCGGGCCTGGTATTCAAGACATCGATAGGCACGACCGGAGACCGTGAGGTTGCACGGATAACGCCAGATGGCGAAATCGAGATGTTGCTTGATGGCGCTGGTTTCATTCTGCGCTCGCCAGATGGAACACGCTATCGCACGACGGTTGATAATGCGGGTGTCCTTCAGACGGCGGCAGTGTAATGGCTGAAACAATCTACACCGACAAACAGCGGGGCGTGATCGCATACGCTACATCGGCCAAAGTGTCAGTCTCGATCGGCGGCGTTCAACTCTCCGATGACGTGCTCGGGATCAATTTTACCGGTTCTGTTGCTGGCACATTCGACACCGAGACCGGCATCGCGGAGATCCCGATCGCGCCAGGGGCTCAGATCGTCAATCAGTACGACATCGCTGGACGCCTTACCGCTGGTGTGGGGGTTCTAGAGAACTTCCAGGTTCTGGACCTGGACAACGATCTAACGCCAAGCGATGTAACCCTGTTAGGCCAGCGCACCGGCGGCGGCACAGAGCTCGTCCGCGTGGATGTCGGCAACCTGCCTACCGGCGGCGGCGGCGAGGCCAATCTAGGGACCAACGTAGGCGTCGGTTTCGGCGTCTTCGAAGCCAAAATAGGCGTCACGCTCCGGTTCCATTCGATCAATCCCCTCGGCATCCTAGAGGGGGCTCTGAATGCGCAATCGATTGATCTGGACTTCAAGGACACGGCCAGCGGCAACATCGTTGGCCGCGTGCTGGGGGGATCTGGCAAGCCAACGTTTCTGATCCCATCAGAGAGCCAGAGCATTATCCTAGGCGACAACAACGGGCGGGATCTCGCGCAGCAATACCCCGACGCGCCGGCTCAGTTCACGACCGACTTTACTTTCAGCGAAGCGACCAGCGGCCGGCGGCTGATTCAGATCAACCCGAGCGGCACCACCGTCAAGATGACGCTGCCGGATGCGGCGACGATCACGGGGCAGGATGGCTGGCTCTGTGATGTCCGTGTGGCGTCGGGGGCATTTGCGTCCAGCGTCGATGTCGCGGTCACCGGGCAGATGGAGGCACAGAACGGTTATGGCTCGTTCGATCCGAACCAGGATGAGCAGTTCTTCGGATTGAGCCAGGCAACCGCTATCTCAAATATCTACAGCCTGTATGTCAGGGGTGGGAAATACAACTGGCAGGCGGGCTTCTTCAGGAACAACGCAGCCGACGATCTGACCTTTGACGGGCCGCTCCAGGTGGTCACGATCGCCGGGGCAGCGCCGACACTGAACAACACCGACCATGCCGGCCGAATGGTCGAGTTCACCAATGCGGGCGCTGTGGTGGTCGCTGTAGGCGGCCTGAGCGGTATCGGAGAGGGCGTGGAGATCCACAAGCCGACCGTGGCGGGCGATGTGACGTTCACCGGGGGTGTGAATGCCCCGACGCTCACTGCTGGCAATGGCGGCCTGATCAGGGTCCGCTCAGATGGGGTCTATGTCGGCGTATGAGGATTTCCAGGCCAGCCGGCATTCTGTTGCGCGATACTGGGGCTGTGCTAGGCCTCCAGACCGGCGCAGATCCAACCGTGCTCACCGGCTCGTTCGACGTGCAAGCCTACGCTACGTCCAGGGGCTTCGGCACGATCCCGGCAGAGACTGGGCCAACGCAGGAACCGATCGCCGATCAAGGCGCGGTGGGGAACGGCACGGCCGATGATACCGCCGAGGTTCAGGCGGCAATGAATGCCCTCCCACCCACCGGTGGAGTGCTCGATCTGAGCCAGGGTATTTTCGGGATCAACGCCGTAAACGACGTGCTGTCGATAGGCGATAAATCCAACATCACGATCAAGGGCGGGGGCTGGTCGAACGGCGTTGCTCAAAATATCGGGCTCAAAGTCTTGTCGGCGACGACGGCCGATCGAAACGACTCGGTGATCCGTTACCAGCCTGGCGGCAACAATCTAAATCTGGTGATCCGGGATTTGGAGATCGATGTCGGCAACAACGATATCGGCGGCATTGCTATACAAAATGATGAAAACACATGGATCATCAACACGTATGTCCATAATGTCGGCACCGGAACCCAGGGGCCTAATGCTGCGATCAGAGGCAACAACGGGCACGACAAGCTTCGAGTGATTGGGTGTCTTGTCCACGATACAACGGCCGCTGCAACGTCGGCCGTGCGCGGGATCTGGATGGCTGAAGATGGATCGACGGACTCAGTGATTGGGCACTGCATCGTCTTCGATACCGGACATACCGGCATCCCATACCATCTGCCGCAAACAACGCCCGGAAGCTTTGTCGAATTTTGCACAACCGTACGCTGCGGGACCGCTGTTGGCGCCGCGGGAATCAAGGGCGAGCTGTCAAATCAAGTCAATCCAGCCACGTTCGACTTCGGGGATGGGTCTAGTCCTGCTGCAATGACGTTTCTTGGTACATTTCGACGCAATTACATGACAACGCAGAAGTCAATCACTGGCCAGTTTGACTCGGCTATGCAGGTTGATACGATGAATTGTTTGATCGAAGAGAACATGATGGTAGATGCCCAAGACGGAATTTCCACATTCAATCGATTTAGAAAAATCGTGATACGCAACAATGTATTCCAACTCATCGATCAAGAAGGGCTTAATCTTGATGCAGACAATAGCGGAGATGACAAGACAGGCGTGTTCATTCAGAACAACGACATCTCAAGAGATGGCCGCTCCATGCAGTATGGCATATTTTATTTTGATTGGAACGGTGCGATCTTCGACTTCAACGACCCAATCCAGCAAACCGACAATAAGATTGTTGACGCTACCACATCCCCAGTGCTTGTGACTAATGACGTGCTGAACTATGTGAACTTCAGCCAGAGCAATAATGGACCAGGCGGCAGTGGCGCCCAAAACGTGCTCTTGCCGCCATCATATATCGGGAGCCTCTGACATGCTTACTTGGCTGATGAAAGCTTTCGGCAAGGGGTGGAACAACCCTGAGATCGAGGATGAGCTCACTTGGGAATGGTTGTTCAATGACGGCATAAAGAGGGGGGATAATCATGGTTGCGGTTGTCACGACTGACTGGATGGCGGCGCACGCGCTTCCTGATGGCCGGCTGTTGGTCAAATTCAGTGAAGGCGAGCCGGTCGAGCCACCGACAGAGCCACCTCAGCCACCAGTGGAGCCACCGCCACCTAATGGCGATGTAGGGGCTGATCCAGCGGTTCGAGAGAACGGCCTGGACATCTCGGCTTTGCCGACGCCATCGCCGCGCGGTCCGATCGTCACCCTTGAACAGTTCGGCGGTGCTCCGGGGCGGGATAGCACAGACGCGCTGCGCCAGGCTATGAACGCCATTGCAGCGGGCGGAACCCTCGATCTAAAGGGAATGTACGGGCTCAAGGACGATACGCGCCTCAAGGGACTTGAGAACGTCACCATCAAGGGCGAGGGCTGGGAAACCGGCTTCTATGCCGTGGACAGCCAAGGCTTTCTGAGCAGATGGCGCTGCCTGTTGGAGTTCGAGCGTTCGCACAATCTGTGGTGCGATAATTTCAGGATGGATAGCCGAGGCAAGAAAATCGGCAACATCTGGCACTCTTTGGACAAGGGAACGTGGCTCACCCGGCTTCAGCTCGGAGACATCGGCGGCTCTCCCGATCAGGTGCCTCACGCCGCTATCCGTGGCAGCGAGGAGGCTTGGGACTTCCACGCTTACGGCGTCTGGATTCATGATGGCTGGGGCGATGCTGGCGGTAATTCCGGTGTTCGCGGTTTTTGGGCGCCGCACACGCGGGGCTATGACGGCGCCTTGATTGAACAGTGCATCGTCGAGCGAATGGGCCATAGCGGGATCATCCCCTATGCCGGCAAGGGCGCTCCGACTCACGTGCGCTTCTGCACGTCATGGGACAATGCGGGGGCATCGCTCAAGACAGAGACGCCAGAGGACTACAGCGCGCACCTTCAAGGCGGTCAGCAGTCGGACGTTTGGTATCCCGACGATCACCGGTGCATCATCGACCATTGCGACCTCAGGCGCTCAGGCTTCCATGGCGTGCAGGCCGAGGGCGTCGGCACAAGTGTCAAAAATTGCTACATCGAGGGCCACACCAACGGCGTGGCGACCTTCAACCGCCTGCTTAGGCTCGAGGTGGTCAACTGCGTGCTCAAAAATGACCAGCGGGCCGGCATTTGGTGCTCCCTCGATCAGGGCCAGAACTTCGGCTCGCTCCGCTTCAATCACAACACGATCGAGGGTGGCAAAAGCGTCGCCGGCATCGGCTTCGATCCGAAGGCAACCAGGCCGCTCAATGCCATTGTCATCGCGGAGAACAAGACGCCACAAGGCGTAGTGCCGCTCTCGGTGACAGCGCAGATCAGCGACCACCCAGGATTTCAATCGGTCAACAACGGGCCGGGTGGTGCCGGGGCCAATAAGTGAGCCAGATCACACCATAGGGCGCAAAATCGTGTTACGTGTAGAGGGCCGGCTGATCGTCCTGAGAATGCCGGTAAGCGGCTCCGTTGCGCGTGGCGGGGCCGCTTTTGCGTCTAGCCGCAACCTAAAGCTGAAATTTGCTATTATCGCATAACTTCCTGTACATTCATTCCAGGACGATCAGCTAAGGGCATGTGATGGATGGAAATCCAGTCTCTAATCGACCTACTCACAGACGCCAGCGCGCCAACGGTGTTGGCCGTCCTCCTCGCATGGGCGTTGTGGTCACTTCAAAATTCGAACAGGGGCCGGGTCGAGGATTTGAGATCCATGACGGACGTGCTCAAAGCGAACGCGGTGCAGATGGAGAGGCTAACCGAATTGATCGAGCGCGGTCAGGGGGCGAAGTGAGAGCATGGATCATGGAAAAGCTCAAGGCATGGACGGGCATTGGCACCGTCAAGGAGCTCAAGAAAGAGCAGGTCAAGCAGACCACACGCCTATCCGAGGCATTCGATCGGCTTGACGAGGCGTTGAGACCACCGCCGCCCAAGAGGGAGCGCAATGGAACTGAGTGACGCCTGGAGCATGGTGCCGTTAGCCATCTGGGGAATTTGCAGCGCGGTTGTGTTGTTCGTCCTAGCGAGCGCGGCCATTCAGCGGCGCACGATTGAGCTGATCCATAGTGGGATGTTTCTCAAGTTTCTAGCGACGTTCGTTTTCTTGTCGTTGGCGGTCTATCGCATCCACGCCGGGCTAAACCCGATCGAGGCGCAGCCTATGGTTCTAATGGCGGTATCCGTTTTGGGGGCAATCGGTTCGATCATGATCGTTCGGGGGCTACTGAGGTAGATGTACGAGGCAGCAGAGCGAGCCTTGCGCTATGCTCAGCTCGCCCTGTGTCTTGGTGTGGTGGCGTTCGGCCTATGGGCCTTCGTGCTCAGCGTGGACGGTGTGCGAACCTACGTGATGACCAGACCAACCCTTGAGACGATCCAGCCTAAAACCAGCAACAGGGTCATGACGGCGCCGCTATAGATCAGGTTCTTTGGATGCATACCGCCTTCAACCCGCTTCGATAGCCCCAGCGCACAGCCTGCCAGTATTGAACCATGACCTCGATCCTGGTGATCTCGCACTCGATCGGCGACCGGAACAGCCTCTCTTGCCGGCTGTACTCGCGCCCATCCTGGTCGATGTGGGTCACGATCAGCTCAGCGTTGGCGCGCTCGGCGCCATAGCAGGGCGTAGCCAGGCCGACCATCGCGCCTAGGGCAATGCCGACCAAACGAGCAGTCATGACGAAATGCTCGGGAAGAACCCCATTAGCCACAGGGCGTTATAGCCTTCGGCCGGCGTGATGTCGCCGCGCCGCACCGCCGTGAAGAGCGAGATCACCCGCTCTTGCACGGTATCGTACTGCGACATGAGCCGCATGAGCTCGTCCTCACGTTCGGTTCTGGTCGTTAGGGTCATGGCCTGCACTCCTGCCCGCGGCCTCCACCGCCGCCAGGACCGCCAGGATCAGAACCATTGCCACCGTTGCCACCGCCGCCACTATCACCAGGATCGCTAGACCCGCCATTGTCAGACTCCCCAGGACCAGAACCACCAGGATCGCTATTGCCGCCCGAACCGGCTGCGGCTTGTCCTGCGCCGTTCCTATCATTGCCTCCAAACGAGCCAACAGGCGTTGATG